GCTGTGGCACTGACACGACCATATGCAGATTTAACTTCGGTCGCAGTGACGTTGGTGATGCTTAGATCGTCAATGCCGCCAAGGGCAAGCCGAATCTCGCTGCGAAGTTGTTCTGCGTAACGAGCCTGGTCAGTGCTAACAGCATTCGGCGTAATGAAGCCGACACGATCTGTTGGCTCCAGGTTGGCAATGACTCGTGGCACTCTCATGCCAGTACCGGGCCGCCCCAAGTAGCCAGGAGGTTGTCTTGTTACGTTGTCCTGCTTGTATGTGGAGCTAGACAGGAAAAACTCTGACTGGAAACCAGATTGGCTAGAAATACTAGGGCGTTGTGCGGCCCCGTCTTGGTCCGCACTTTCAATAATGTCTTGTTTGGGACGTGAAGAAAGGAGCGTTGGATTGCCAAAAAATGAAAGGTTGGCACGGATGTTCTTAACCATCTCATCGTGGGCAATGATCTGGTTGGCCATCCATTCAAATTCGCCAGCACCCTCAGTACCAAAGGCGTCTGGATTGTTGAAAACCTCAACACAAGGAATAAATTCCATTGTGTTAACAACTGTTTTTTTATCGAAAATGCCAAACTCCATGGTTGGCATATCGAAAGTAATCTCTTGCTCGCTATGATATTCTTCAATCTCGGTAGCAGTAATACGCAGTCGCATGTACCGCTTATCCGTATTCAAGCCAACGCCCTGGAAGCCTCGCGTTGATTTAACCTTGTACGGATAAATGATGATTACTTCTTCAAGATCGCCTTCCGGAGAATAGTAGGTGCGATATGAATCCCGATCAAACCAGTAAAGTCGATACGTTTTCTTGGTTGGGCGGATATAAAAAAGTCCTTTGCCGTAGCACAGAAATCGATCCCAGATCGAATCAAGTCGTGCGTCCAGTTTGTTGAACTTTACAACTTGTTGGACAAAGTCAAAGCGCTGGGTTCCAAGATTGTCCTGCGCTGGATAGAACTCAACACCCTGTCTGATCCCATACATCTTCATCTGAGACAGGTGCGAGTTCACCAACATGGTGTCCGCAGACCCTGTCCCGTCGCGGGTTACAACCGCCTTGAGGATAGCGTCGAGTGAGGATTTAATACTATCGCTCATTGGTGTTCAGCTTGGATTACTCTTCAATATCGTAGCCCGCCGCCACACGTTTGAGGGTAATGATGTCATCTTCGACTTCGAGTTCAAACCGTTCGTTTGGCTGGAGCGCCAGGTCGTGGCACAATTCATCGGGGAGAGGGATGACTGCGGAGCCGTAAGCATCCTGCTCAAGCTCAACGTTGTAATAGCTGGTGGACATTAGAACGCGGTACTTCTAGTTTAAACGAGAATACTCTAACCAAAGTTAGTATTCAACTTGCAAATTACCACGGGTCATCAAACCGTTGCACAGCCAGACGAGTGCATCTACCGCGTCGTCGTGTGAACTGACGCCAAAATTCACAATTTCGTCAATTAATGGTCCAAAACGCCGGTATTTGTTAAAAATTATTTTCCTCTGCTCAAAAAGACCCATAATTCCACGGAAACGCGCAACTTTATCACCACGGAATCCCTTGATGGCATGCCAATTCAGATTGTAGAGTCCGTGTTCTCCCAGGCAAATCCGTTTGAAGTCGGCTTCGAGAGATGCTTGGTATGCGACAGCTTCTGACCAAATATCAATGTTGCTACCCGTGGGAAAATACTGTCCATTGTCTTTGTGAACGATACCCCATTCCTCGGCCATCTCCATGAGAGCCTCTAGTTTTTCTAGGTTACCCATAATGCGGAGGCGTTTGCAATCAATGATATGGATTTTGTCACCAACACGACCACCCATGACAAACACTGTGTAGTCGTTCTGTTCCCTTACGCCAGCAGAAAGATCAACGCCAATACCAAGAGAATCAAATTCTGTTGAAATAGTTCCCTTCACGATTAAGTCCGGAGACAGTGATAACTCACTCGTTTGGACAATTTGGTTCTGGTACTGAAAGCTGAATGAGACTGGGGCTTGACGTCGCCGATCTTGGAGGTATTCAAGCGACCACATATTGGGCCAGTAGGAAATCTCATCTCCCTGATCATCTACCGTAATCGCAGATTGTACAATTTGAACCCAATCGTTTTCTGGGATAAAAGTGGTTTTGTGGATATCGTCGTGACGGAAGCGGGTTCCCAAGCATATTGCGCGAGCCCCTTCAAACATGGTAGGAACAATAACGGAGTTCCAGTTATCTTCCATGGCTACACGGATGTCCCTATTTTTAATATCGTCAGCGCTCTTGATCGCGTCATCAATAATACAAAGATGCGATCGTTTTGAGGTCACGGCACCTTTGAGGCCGGCGCAACAAACTGTGAACTCCTCTTCACCGGTTGATTTTATGCCAGCGAACTTCCAATCAATACTCCAGTATTCGTTTGAGTTGATCCCCTTTGCAATCTTTACTGTTGGAAAGATTTCTCCATATGTTTTACTTTCTTCAATGATTCGTTTGATTGCTGCACTTTTAGGTCTGGCAACATCAACGGTGTATGAGATATAAAGAATTTTAAGGGGTTTTTTGTTTAGGGCGTGAATTCCAATCGCCCAAGCAGTGAACAATCCTAAAACGGTCGACTTAGCGCTACCCCTCGGAGCGAGTATGTCAATGTTGGGCCCAGCAATACCAACAAGACATTCGCTATCTTCCCCAGTGCATAAGTACTTGTGCCACTCTTTGTGGTGAGTAGCTGGCGGTTTGTCTCCTACGACTTCACAAAAATATCCAAAATCGGTACGAGCCCGTTCAACGTCTACGGTCGATGTTTGTTTGACAACCCGTTTTTGCGCGGCGGCACGAGCGGTGCGACGATAAACGGAATAGATGCTGGTCCCTGCCATGCTCGTAGCATAGCGGATTTATTCTTACGATTCCTCAGCCAGAATCTTTGTCCAAACACCCATCGAAGCTTCTTGAAGCGGACCCTCAATTGGATCGTCCCTGAAGATGGAAAGCATTTCCCGCAGAGCTCGGTCTGCACCAGCGAGGATTAGTCCTTGCTTATCCAAAAGGACTTTTTCGTCATTTAACTGTTTGATCGAACCGCGCAATTCTTTTTGCAGCATGGCAATCCGGGACGTACCCATGTCCTGTTTCACCATGCCCATGTCGATGGCATCACGCAGCTTGGCGATATCCTCCTGCATAGAATCGATCTCCATTTCAAGAACCGCATTGAAATTCCGTTTCTTGTATTCTTTTTGTGACCACTCGTCGCAATCCACGATGCTGCCCTTAAAGCCCAAAAAACGGGCATAAAGGTACATCTGGATCGGGGAGCTGGATCGTTTACAGAATGCAAGAAAGGATTCGCGGTCTTTGTCGGTTAAACCTTGAATCCAAATCTTCATGCTCGATACTGGCGCATGGCCTGCTCGTAATCTCTTGCTTCTTTATAGCGCCTAAACATCTCTTGTTGCAAGTCCGTGAGTCGAGTTTCTTCACCGGTGCGGGTAATTGTTTGACGTTGCTGCTCCCCTGTGGTTTCAATTCCGCGGCGCTCTTCGATACCACGGGTCTGAATTAGGCCCGTCTCACCAGCAAATCGCTGGCGTTGGGTCTCTTGCTCGCCTGCAATCGCCTGTGCTTGCGTTGCGCGGGTTTCCTCTCCGGTCAATCCGATTTGGCGTTCCTGTCCGGCGAGAAGTTGAGCTTGTGTTAAGCGGGCTTGTTCCCCAGTTGCAGAAATTCCTAACCGCTCTTGTTCACCTGCGGTCATTATACCAAGACGCTGTTGCTCTCCGCGAGTAACTTCAGTTGCACGTGTTTCCTGACCGGTTAAACTGATTTGACGCTCTTGTCCAGCAAGAAGCTGTGCTTGGGTTAAGCGGGCCTGTTCACCAGTTGTTAAAATTCCGAGGCGTTCCTGCTCCCCTCGAGTTATGGTACTCAAGCGATCTTGAACACCGGCCGCCTCAATTCCTAATCTTTGCTGTTCACCCCGAGTTAGTTCAGTTGCTCTAGTTTCTTGACCGGTTAAGCTAATCTGTCTCTCTTGTCCAGCAAGGAGCTGGGATTGAGTTAATCGGGACTGCTCGCCTGCCGTAGTAATTCCTAGCCGCTCTTCGGCTCCCCTGGTTTGGATGAGGCCAGTCTCACCAGCAAATCGTTGTGCTTGTGTTAAGCGCTCTTGTTCTCCTGCCGTAGTAATGCCGCGGCGTTCCTCGACTCCACGAGTCTGGATTAATCCTGTTTCACCGGCAAAGCGTTGAGTCTGCGTAAGACGTTCTTGCTCACCTGCAGTCGTAATTCCGAGACGCTGCTGTTCGCCACGAGTCAGTTCAGTTGCCCGAGCTTCTCGTCCAGTCGCAGCAATTCCAAGGCGTTCTTGTTCGCCTCGGGTTAATGCAGTCAATCTTTCTTGCTGACCTGTGGTCGTAATTCCAAGACGCTGTTGTTCACCTCGGGTGAGTTCGGTTGCCCGAGCCTCCCGACCAGTTGCGGCAATTCCGAGTCGTTCTTGTTCACCTCGAGCGGCCGCGGTGGCACGCTCTTGCGAGCCAACCGTGGCTGCAGTTAATCGTTGTTCAGCGCCTTGAGTTTGTAACCTGCGAACGTCTTGACCAGCAAAAAACTCAGCATTGGTGCGATCGAGTTGGGCACCAAGCTCCATGTTCAACCGCTGTTGACGAGCACTGGCCTCATTTAGGGCAAGCTGCGTCTGCAAGGATTGAGTCGGCACCTGGGTAGGAGGGGCCGGCGGTGGCGGGGGCGGCGAATAAACAATACTAGGAGCTGGTGGTGGTGATCCGCCCATAACTAACAATCCTTTGTTTTTATTTTATCAATACTTACGTCAACCGAAGCTGACGTACTGTCCAGCAAAGCGTCCGGGGTACTGTGATGCAGCTTGTTGCTGGGCTGCTGTTGCCCGCTGAAGCTCAGCTTCACCTAAGGCAGCACTGGCCATCTGTTGCTGCTTGGAGGCCATGATGTTCTGAACGTTTGACGGAAGTTGCTCGGCAAACGTACGATAAGCTTGGCTGGCCGCAAGATTACGTGCGGTGGATTCTGCGCCAGCGGCACTTAAATATGGATAGAGCTGGCGGAGTTGACGCTCTGAAAGGTTTGCGGAAATGTTGGCTGCGGCCTCCATCTCGGCAAGCCTTTGAGGACTTGTCGCTTTGATCAGTTCCAAGTAGCTTTTAAATCTTGGGTCAATATCAGGCAGGGCTGATTCTTCCTTGGGCTCTTCTTTTTTGGGAGACGGAGCAAGAAATTTGGCCAGATCAACAGTTTTTCCGGTTGAGAAATCAATTCCTTTAAAAGAAGGGATCGACTTCAAATTACCGGGTTGAAAAAAACTTCCGGAACTCCAATCAGGGTTCATATCACTGATATTGGTACTGTTGAGTCAATGCAGCACCAGCTTGTGAGGCAGCGTTGAGACCCATCTGTTGTGCGGCTTGCTGACTGCGCTCAAGCATGTTGGCTGCGGTAACAATGTTTTGACGAACACCTGCAGCCG